CCATTTGCAGTGATGATTCCTTCCAGTGCAATCCTTGATGCCTGAATTTTGATTGTTTCAGCAGTCTGATTGATTCTTGAAATGATTTCAGAATATCCAACTTTCTTGTTCACCTGTGCAGTGATTGCATCAGTTGTGACCTTGATTTGTGCTGATGTGGAATATGGTTTCAAGGCATTGTTCACAACTGCTTCTGTGTTTTCTGATGCCTGAAGCAGGATTCCATTTCTTGTCTGTTCAAGGATGGTTGTGATTTCAGACTTGGTGTGGTAATTATTCAGTTGTGTGTTTGTGTATTCTTCTGAAGTGGTCAGATTCCTTGCAATGGTTTCATAGATTTCTTCAGTGTACCTTGATTCAATCTGACTGGATGCAATACTGTTTGCACCAAGGAATGATGCAACAATGTGACCATCCATTGTGATTGCAAGGTTGAAGTCACCATTGTAACCATTGGAACTGTAACCAAGACCATTCATATTCCATCGCCAAACCTGTGAAGCTGTTTCAGGATCATCAGTGTTCATGATTAACAGTTCATCAGCACCTTCAGTGATATACACATGACCATTAGTTGCTGACTTTATCAGTTCAGATGCATTTCTTTTCGCTTCCTTCAGAATGTCAGATTCCTTTGGAATGTTGTTGATTTTCTTCAGGATTTCCGAATTGCTGACTGCTGTTCTTGTGGTCAGACTGTTCTGTGTTGAACCTGAAGAACCAAGTGTGATGGTGTTGTTTGATGGTTTATCAAGCTGAATCACCATTTCTGTGACAGGGAAGAATCTATCAAGACCATTTGGTTTTGATAGAATCCTTATCTTGTCCAAGACCTTGATTCTTTCAATGTCCACATCCATCATGTGAAGATCAACTGCATTGACTTCCAGTGAAATCTGACTGAACTGTGTGTCCTGAAGATATTCTTTTCCCTTCCTTAACAAGTTTTCAGGAAGGGTGACATCATCCCATGTGACAATCTTGAAGATATAACCATATGTTGCAACTGCTGTTGGTGAATAGATGAAATCAACACCACCATTCACAGATTCAATGGTCAATCTGTTTTCAAGAACTGATTCAGGTTGTTCAACCACTTCCTGACCTTCTTCAGGTTCAGGTGTTTCTGTTTGGATAGTTGCACCAAGTGGAACAACTGCTGTTGCAATGTCTGATGCAACCATGTCTTCAGTGAAATCAAGCAGATTTTCACCAAATTCAATGATCTGTGAATTTGTGTTTGGATAGTCCTTCAGATAATCCAAATACTTCACACCATTGACTTTTCTGATTCTTAAATATCCACCATAGGTTTCAAGAAGGTCTTTCTTGATAACTTCCAAAGTGGATTCCCAATTTGTGTATTTGTACACATAATTGTTTGGATCAGTGACTGTGACTGCACCAAGACTGAAGGTCTTATCAATTGCACCTTCATTTTCAACCTGTGCGTTATGTATCTGAATCAATGTGTTCAGATAACCACTTACTGTCACACCCTGATATTCAGCAGGTCTTTGAATACTGTCATTGAAATATGCAAGTTCTGATTCACAATAAACAGTTTTCTTGTTCCACCTGTCTTTCTTGACTTCTGTGACCCTTCCACAAAAGATTTCTTCATCCCCATCATAAACTGTGATAAGGGACTGAAGTTCAAGAATGTCATCATAATGTGGGTGTTTTGGCATTATCACAAATTCAAATGATCCTGCACAATTCTGTGTCAATGTGACTGTTGGTGATTCCAATACCAAGGATTCATCACGAAGGTCATATAATGGTTTATCATCGCAAAATACAAAATACATTACAGACCACCACCTTGATATTCAATCTTCACTGTTCCATTCCCTGTGAATGTCACATAATTAGTTCCTTCCTGAAGTCTGATGTCCAAAATTGTGTTTGAACCTGCATTCAGTGAATACCTTGTTCCATTAAATGTGACAGACATTGCAGATGAACAGATGAATGTTGGTGAAACAACCTTCCTTAAATTCTGAAGGTTCACTGTCTTTGTTCCTTCAACAGTGACCCTGTTGGTTCTGATGAAACCATTCACAAAACTGAAGGTGTCCCAAATCCAATATTCACCTGTTGCATTGACTTCAACCTTGTATGGATCACATTCACAATCAATCACCAATTCACCAAGTCTTTTGTCAGTCTTGAATGGATTCAGTGTGCATCTTCCAATGTAGTAATAACCTGAATCAAAATCCATATTGATTCTTAATTTCCTACCATGGATATAATTTGCAATGTCAGAAATGATTCCTGACCATCTTCTGATTGGATCAATGACTGTGAATGTGAAGGACAGTGTTCTTGTTCCATACTTGATGTCATCTGTCAGTGATTCTGACAGGTCAAGAACACCATCCATTCCTGCAAGGTCAATCTGTTCAAGTTTAGGTTCAGGAAATCCAATTTCTTTTGAAGTCAGAATCAAACCAAAGTCATCATATGAATTTTTAGTTCCAAATGTGACTGTTTGCATGTTTATTTCCTGCCTTTCCTTTTCATAATTCTTCCAAGTTCTGCATCCATTGGTTCAGCTATTTCAGCAACCAATGCACCAGTGTCAAGAACCATTGGTTGATTGAATTGTGGGAAATACTGTTCAAACAGGTTCATCAGTCTTGTGAACCATGCATTCATGACATCCACAAGGACATTGTTCTGTTCTGCCTGAACAATACCAATATCACGCATCAGATTTTCCCTACCATACAACATTTCATCCTGTCCAGTTTCACCTGCAACTTGTGCCTGACCTGTGACTGGATTGAAACCCATCAGTGTTGCATCTGTGAAATTGTATGGTTGTTTAACAGCTTTCGCCCACATTCCGACACTGAAAGATGGTGGTGTTCCTTTTCCACCAATTCCCCATGGTGCTTTTCCTGCTGAAACAGAAATGTGTGGGACTTTCAGTTTTGGAAGTGACCAACTGAACTTCACTGCACCCTTGATTTTCTTTATCCAACTATCAACAGTTGACTTTGCTGATTTCAGCTTTTCACCAAATCCTGATGCAATTCCTGCAAGTGATGAAACAGCAGACTTCTTCGCTTCAGCAATCTTGGAAGTTATTGAAGACTTGATGTCACCCATCTTGGAAGACACTGTTGATTTGATGTCACCAAACTTGGAACTGAATGATGACTTTATTTCACCAAGTTTTGAAGTGACAGCAGACTTTGCTTCACCCATCTTGGAACTGACTGCACTTTTGATTTCTGACATCTTGGTGCTGACAGCAGTTTTCATTTCACTGAATTTTGTGCTGAATGCAGACTTGATTGACTTCAGAACATCACTGATCTTTGTTTTCACTGCATTCATAACTTCAGTGATCTTTGTCTTCACTGCATTGATGCCATTTGTGACAGTGGTTTTGATTGCCTTGAATGCATTGGTGAACACTGTCTTGATTGCATTCCACACAGTTGTGATGATTGTCTTGATGGTTGTCAGGACAGTCTTGATGATTGTGAAGTACACTTTGAAATAAGTGGTGATTGCAGTCTTGATGACCTTCAGCACCTTTGTGATGATGTCTTTGACTTTGTTGAAAGTGTCAGTGACAGTCTTCATCACCTTCACAACAATGTCCTTTATCTTGTCAAAGGACTTTTTAAACACCTGCCACAACTTCTGAACAAACTTCCTGAATTTTTCAGAATGCTTGTATGCGTATAGGATCGCACCAACCAATGCCACAACTGCCACAATGACCAATGCAATTGGATTTGCAAGAAGGACTGAAAACAGTGCTTTTGCAACACCTGCAACCTTGCTGACTACACTGATGACCTTTCCAACACTTCCAATCAGTGTTCCAATGGTGCTGATTATCTTTCCACCAATCATCAATGCAGGTGAAGCAACTGCAAGGACTGCAAGCACCACTGCAATGATTTTCTTCAGTGGTGTTGGTATGCTGTCAAACCTTTCTGCAACACCCTTCACAAAATCCCTGATTTGTGGAAGGTGTTCTGCTGTGTAATTGCAGAATTTGGTGATATAAGGCATGACTGCACCACCTATGGTGTAACCAATTGTTGCCATGGTTCTTTTCATGGTGTCCATTGCATCTGTCATGTTGACACCTGCATCAATGGTTTCATCATCAAGAACCATTCCAAGATCATGTGCTTTCTGTCTTAATTTGTCAGTTGCTTCTGCACCTGAATTCAAAAGTGGTGCAAGTTCCATTCCTGACCTTCCAAGAAGCTGATTTGCAAGTGCTGTTCTTTCTGTTTCATCTTCAACACCTTGTAATGCCCTGATTGTTGTTTCAAAGACTTCTTCCTGTGATTTTCCTTTCAGGTCATCCCATGACAAACCAAGTCTTTCAAATGCAGTTCCTGCTGTGTCACCCTTCTGTGCTACACCATCAAGTTGTGTGTTCAGGGTTTTCATTCCCATTTTCATGGAATCAATGGAAGCACCATTCTGTGACAGAATATAGTCCCATTCTTGAAAAGCTGTCCTTGATATACCAAGTTTCTGTGACATCTTGTCAATTCTGTCAGTTTGGTCAGCAGTTTTCTTTGCACTTGCAACCAATGCACCACCAAATGCAACAACACCTGCTGACACAGGTGCAAGTGTTTTTCCAAGACTGGTCATCTTGTTTCCAACTGACTGGAATTTTGAACCAACCTTGGATGACATGGATTCAGCATTTGATGTTGTTTCACTGATTGCAGAATTAGCTTCAGTATTATTAACTGCTATTGTTCCAACCAGTTTGAACAAATCCATTCATTCTTCACCCCTTTCTTATGGTTCAAAATTCTGCAACATTTGATATGATGTACTAACAGTTGTTTCCAACTGTTCTTCAGTTGCCACTGGAACATTGGCGATCCCTTCCTGTTCATCCAACCTTTTGTTGAAGTCTTCCCATGATGTGTCATCCCATGGTGGAAGTTTATGAATGAAGAAATCCCATCTTTGTTTTTCCTTGTGCTTGTCAACAAAGACATCAAGGAATTCACAAAACATTCCTGAAGGAATGATTTCATCCAATAGCACAAAAGGACTTGCATATTCTTTGAATAGCAAGTCCATAATAATTAATTCATCTGATCGAACAATTTGGAAACAACCTTGAAAAAATCCTTGAATTCTTCCTTCTGAAGCAGTGCAACAATCATTTCAGTGAAAGTGACCATTGGAAGTTCTGCAATGTCCTTTTCCTTCTTGCCTGTCAGACTTGCAAGAAATTTATAAATATCCTGTTCGCAATATTCAAGATTTGACAGGATCACATCAAGGACTTCTGCAATGATGTTGAATCCAACATATGATGCCATGTCACCCTGATTGACCTGCTGTTCATCCTGACCTTCAGGAACTGTCTGATCCACAAAGACCTGCATGATGTCCTTGATGTTGTCAACATTCAGTTTATCCTTCAGGTCTTTGAAACCTATTTTCCGAAGTATTTTGACCATTGGGAAGATGTCTTTTGACTTCAGTTCCCTAAATTCAAAGATTGTGTTTTCCATGATTATTCACCTTTCTTGGTTTTGGTTGTTTTCTTTTCCTTGGTTTCCTTGATAACTTCAACAAGGTCAGGTGAAACAGACTGAATTTCCATCAGTCTGTGTTCACTGACTTCAATTGTGTCACCAACCTTGTGAAGGTCATGTGTGTACTTATCAAGGAATTCCTTTTTAATCTTGACCTTCATGATTGTGTCCCCTTTCTGTTATGCAACAGTTTTCGGATAGTAAATGTGATAAGGAAGTGTATCAAGGTCACTTGACAGTTCTGCATGTGATGCAAATGTGTATGTACCAACTGCACCTTCCTTGTTTGCACTGGACAGTTCAAGTCCACTGGTGCAAAGTGCATTGTCAAGGATGACAATGATGTTCTTTCCTTCAAGGGTTCTTCCAACAAATGCAATGTTGTCAAAATAATCCCCTTCTTCAATGTCAGGTTTAGATTCAATCAGATCATAATTGGAATCTGAAGAAGTTCCATCCTGACCAAAGATTGATGCCTTGATGATTTCAGGTGTGAGTTCAAGAAGATTGATTTCCATTTCTGCAACTTCACCTGTCTTCACATTCAGACCCTTCACAGCAACCAATGCACCATCAGCTTCAACTGGTGTCACTTCAGGTGTTGCAGTAAACTTTGAACCACCATTTGTTGCACCAATGATGGATGCATCAAAGTTCCATGTGTGATTGGTAGAATCATAAAGCAGATTCTTGTGAATAGTTCCTGCACCAAACATGATTCTTTTAGGTGTATTTATGGACACACCTGTTTTTCCATATTTAGACATATTAATTCACCTTCCATTCTTTGTAATTCAGATTAATCTGAATTTTGTGCAGTCCCTGTTCCCCTGTTGGGACAGGAAACGAATTTGAAAAAGAAACTGCAACCCCTGAACCATTGTCCAAGATTGCAGTCTGTGCAATGTCAGGAAACAGGTTTCTGATTGTTTCCTTGTATGTTTCCAGTTCATACCAAGAACTGTTTGTTGTGCCTGTCAGGATGAATGTTCCTTGTTCCAAACCATCTTCACTGAATGGTATTTCTTCAGTGTATTCACCAGTGAAAAAAGGAAATGACAATCCTTTTGTCCACACCATGAATTCATATGGAACACCTGCACCATCAAGACAGTCATTGATGTATTTCAAAAGTCCTTTTGTCATCCCAAATCACCAAATCTTTCCTGTGCTATCTGCTGAATCTTGGTCTTCAGTGATTCATAAGCATTGAACAACATTCTTTTCGGTCTTTTACCTGTTGTCATGTGCCAAAGTCCATCTGTGCCTTTATAGAACCAAGGAACATCTTTCCTTCCATCACCTTCCAGTGCATAAAGTCCTGTCCCAAATTCTTCCCAAATAGCATTTTCATAGTTTGAACCAACCTGTCCAATCAGTTCACCTTCATCAACTGAATGTTGAAATGATCCTTTTGTTTTGCCTGTGACAACTGCACAATTCCTTTTGGTCTGTGCTTCCAGTTCACCACATGCTTCTTCAAGAAAAGAAACTGCACAACCCTTCAGTGCTTCTGTACACTGTGCAGAATAATCTTCAAACACAATTCCATTAGACACCAAGACCACCCCCAACATATTTCAAATATATTTCAAGGTGTTTGTGCAGTCCCATTGGATCATCAATCATTAGAATCTGATAGATGTTACCATTGACAAGCATTCTTCCATTTTCTGATGTCAAATCAACTGTTGTTTCATCCTGTGCATCTGTTGGTATGACACCATTGGTCAGGTTGAATGGATTCCAAACCCATTTCTTTGAAAGTCCAGTCAGGGACTGGAAGTCACAAATGAAGATATGTGTTGTTTCCTGCATCTTGACATCATAGGTCTGAATTGCATTCTGACCACCTTGATAATCAAGAAATCCTTTCAGGGAAGCAACATCAACCCATTCATGGATTCTTTCACCAATGTCATTCTTCTGTCCATCATCCTTGACCTGAATCAGTCCAGTGATGTTTCCACCAATCATCAGAATCTTGCTTTCTTGTAAATGTCCAAGAATCCAAGAAGGGACACAGGAAACCCCATCACTTGATTGTTCTTGTCTTGGTCAAAGTAAGTCACAGAATGTCTTGAAATGGATTCTGATTTGATTCCAACCCTGTTGATTGATTCTGTTTCCCACTGCATCATCTTGATGACACCCTGTTGAACATCAATTGGATATTCAATCTTTGTCACAAGGTTGTGGTCAACACTGAACAGGTCTTTGTCAACTCTTGTGAAGCCATTTGCTTTGTCAACTTCTGTGACTACATAAAGACCATCATTCACATTGGATTCAGAAATCTGAAGGGTGTCACCCACTTTGATATAAGGTGACACCCCCATGATCCTGTTTCCTAAAGTTGAAGCAGTGAATCTGATGAATCTGTTCTGAAAATTGTTGTTGGTGTACTTCCTGATAAGAAGTTCAAGTGCATCCAGTTTCTTCTGAATCTGTTCAACAGTCTGACCTTTGAATGCAGGAAGGTTCACCACATCTTCAGCCTTTACAATCATTATGATTCACCACCCTTCTGTGATTGATTATGCAGTCACAAGGGACTTCATCAGAACAACCTTGGACTGATTGGAAAGTGCAACACCATAGATTTCATCAACAGAAATGTCAGTTGTTCTTGAAAGTGTGTGTCTTTCAGTTTCAACATTGACATTTCTTTTCAGATAGATGGTCATTGCAGGTGTGTCATCTTTTGTTTCATCATCGTTTGTCAGCTTGACAATAGGATTCAGATACAGTGCAGATGCACCAGTTCCACTGACCTTCACACGCTTTGAAGGAACAACATGACATCCTGCAACCATGCCAATTTCACCCTTCATCATGACTTCATTGTTGTACTTGTCAGCAGAAATGAAGTTTGCATCAAGACGAAGCTGTGTGACCTGCTTTGGATGTACGAACAGAACCTTGTCAGACTGAACTTCTTCTTCAAAGAGATCAACACCATTGACAATATGTGCATATGTCAGAATGCTTGCAGTTGAAGGTGCATAAATAAGCTGAACACCATTTGGTGCAGTGGATGCATTGTATTCAGTTGTCAGGACATCCATTGCATCAGAATCACACTTGGATGCAATTGCCTTTGCAAGCTGACTGTTAGCTTCACCAACAGGATCACCATATCCTGAAAGAACTGCTTCATCAGTCAGTGTGACAGCCTTCATTGCTTTCTTGATTGTGAACTGTGCAGATGTTGCAGACAGCTTTTCAGCAGTGACTGCATTTCCTTCAGCTACATCAACAGCATCACCAATATATGCAAACACAGGAACAGTGATCTTGTCACCTGCCTGACCCTGAAGTGTGGTGTCAACCTTTGCAAATGGTGTTACAACAATTTTCTTTTCCAGTTTTGCAGAAATCATATCTGCCATGACCTGCGGATTAATCAGGTCTGCAAGTTTAGTTACGCCTGTTGCCATAATAATTCACCTTTATCCTTTCATTTATTCAGTTCCTGAACCTGACAATTCCTTGTACTGTTCAGGGTTTTCATTGTACAGTTTCAGTCTGTCCTGATAACCCATCTTGTTGAAGTCTTCCTTTGTGATGGACTTGTTCTTGTCACCTTCAGGAAGTTTGTTTTCTTCAATCTTCTTCTGTGTTTCAGTTTCAAACTGTGTTGGGAACTGTGTCTTCAGTCCTGCAAGCATGTCATCAATTCCTTTGATGTTGCCCTGTTCATCCAACTTCAGTTCACCCTTTTCTTTCAGTTTGAAGGTAAGATAATCAACATCTTTCGCCTTTGCTGAAAGAAGTGCAACCTTGATTGCACTTTCCACCTTGGTCTGTTCCAGTTCTGCCTGAAGTGTTTGAATCTGTGATTCATAATCACCAACCTTCTTCTGAAGGTCTTCATTCCCTTTGTTCCCCTTCTTCAGGTCTTCAATCAACTTGGATGCTTCTGAATACTGCTTTGTAATTGCATCATGGTCATCCTTCAGTTTCTTGTACCTGATTCCAAGGTTTTCTTCATCAGCAGTGAAAATCTTGTTCTGCTTCATTTCACCAAGAACCTTTTCCACCTGTTCTTCTGTCAGACCCTGTGACTTCAATATTTCTTGTAATGTCATAACTGTTTCCTTCCTTTCTACAATTTTTACAAGTTATGTCTTGTTTGATGAAGTGGATGTTTGACATCATCCCTGATGTATCATGACAACAAAAAAGAACAGTTTAATGTCTTATTCAGGACAGTGTGTTTTACATCCCACACTGATGATTTACCTATATCCACCAAGTTCATTGTGATAATGTTCCTTGAAGGATTGATAATCTTTTTCTTTGAATTCCAAAAGAATCCCTGTTTCATTATCCAGTTTTGTTGCATCATAGTCATCCATGTTCCATGATGCCCTTTGCAGAACACAACATCTGCAATTGCAATCTTCAGCAGGATCACCAAAACCACCTGCATACATTGCTTCAGCACCTGTTGATGGAATGACAAAAGGTTCATCCACTGGAACAACCTGACCATCAAGTTCAACATGTGTTTCCCTTGTGTTGTCATCCAGTGTTGCATCCCACTGTTTCACCACATCAGCACCACATGCAACAGCTTTCTGCATACTGTCCAGTGCTGACTGATTCTGAATCCTGTGTCCTTCAGTTCTGACAATCCGAAGTGATTTCCCATAATCACCATTGACATATCTTTCAAGGTTCTTTGCAATGACTTCATAAGATGCACCAGTTGAAAGTCCCCTTGATATTTCTGAACTGATCCTTTTCTTCAGTTCATTCACATTCAGTCCCATCTTTGTGTATAAAGGTGTACTGATCTTTGAATCAAGCTGAATTGCCCTTGTCATCTGTCTTTGGTCAATAGGATATGCAATTGGTATTCCCTGACCTTGAAGATCATACAATGTTCCAATGAATCCTTCATGATAACAGTCTTCAAGATATTTCTGCACAGTCTGATAATTGTTTGACCGCATCTTTTCCAAGATGGTTGTTATCTGATTCATAAGTGCGAACTGATAACGCAATTGATATATCTTGGACTGTGTTTCAGGTTGTGACTGCAAGACCTGAATCTTCACTTTGATTTCTGCAAGTGCTTTTGCATATTCATGTTTCAGTTCTTTGATGACTGCTTTTTCATTCTTGATGAATTGTTTCTGAACAATCCTTTGTCTTTTATTCATCACCATCACCACCTGAATCATCAGGGACAATATTATTCAGAATCTGTTCAGCATTTTCCAAGTCATCCATTTGGTCAACCCTTTCTTTCACATCTTCATAATCCAAATCAAGGATTTCACAGATGGACTTCAGGATTGTTTCATCATCAAGAACAGATGCAACATTCAACAGTGAATTCAGTCTGATCTGCTGTGTTTCTGCATCAGTCTTTTCAATAGTTGCATTATCAGATGCATTGGTCATGACTTCCCTTTCAAATTCAAACCAAACATCTTTCATCTGATAATCAGTTCCATCAACCCTGTTGATTTCATCAAGAACAATCTTCAGAATCTTCTTCAAGAACTGTTTCAATCTGATTTCAAGTTTGTTGCACTTCAGGTCAAGAAGTGCATACCTTGACTTAATAACAATGTTTGTTATGTTACCATCACCAAGTTGTGCAGAATTGAAACCCATTCCAAATCTGTAAATGTTCTTTTCATCTTCTTCCATCTTTGCCTGTCTTGCCTGATATGGAATATCAACAGTATGAACTTCAACACCACCATCTGAATCAACACCAATCATCTTCTTGGTCTTCAGGTTCTGTGCAAGTTCAGTCAGATTGTCACCATGGAATCCTTTGACAACATGAAGTGGATGGTCAAAGTCTGTCAGGTTATTTGACAGACCACAAGACATCAGGTCATAGTCATCAATGATTGACTTGATTGGTTCAATTCCTGACTTCTGCTTCTTGTTGTTGTCCAGTCTGAAGAATGGAATAAAACCAAAGTTTTCAAAATACATTCCATCATCTTTGGAATATGTGACATGTGGTCTGACATTCCTTTTGTCCCCTTCATAAGGTTCAAAACAATAGTCAGGTTCAAGTTTCCCATTTTCCTTCTGAACATAATATGTGACATTCTGTGTGTCCCACACCTGAATCTTCTTGATTGGTTGTCCTTCCTTGGTCAGTCTGTCAATGTACCAATAGATGACATAATCACAGTGATCTTCAGTGTCCTTTGCACGAACTTCCACAACACCCATTCCATCAGCATACTGGAATGCAAATCTGTCTTCTGCATTTCTGTATGCATAGAAATAATCAAACCCTTTTGCAATAGTTCCTGTCAGCAGTTCATTCAGTTCAGATGTGAAGTCATCATTGAAATAATCATCCAGTCTGTTCTGAAGTTCAGGATCATCACTGTGAACAAATCCATCTTTTCCTGACAGCATATATTGCACTTCTTGGTCAACCAGTTCAGTGAAGAAAGGATGTGGAATCTTGATGTTTGACCTGTTTTCATCTTCAACAAGTTTTCCATCAGCATTGAAATAAAACATTCTGTATTGCAGGATGTCATGTTCAGCTTCATAATATTTCTGACCTATTGATGCAAGTCTTTTCTTTTGGGAAAACTTATCTTCCTGAATGAACTGAAGAATTTCATTTTCCTTCAACACTATCTTTCACCCCTTTCTTCAAGAATTTATTAGTCAATTCCAAGATGTCATCAATATATGCACCAAGGAAATTGCAAACCTGTTCTTCATCATAACAACTTGTGTGGACTGCATATGACATTAAAAAACAGTGACACAATTCATGGATCACTGTTTGTCTTGTCATCTGTTCTGTCAGTCCTTTTCTGATAATGATTCTTTGGTCAATGAAGTCTGTCACACCAAGGAAACAACCATCTTCACTGTTGACCTGAACATTTTCAGAATCAATATATTCCATTTTCCAATTTAACTTATTGACTGTGAATTCCATGCTAATAATACCAAGTGTCACCAAGAATATATTTTTCTAATGCATAACGCATTGCATCCATCAGATGATTGAAGTCATCAATTGGTTCATTCAGCTTCTTTCCGAACTTGTCAGTGTTCCATGTGTAGTTGCTGATTTCAGTCAGGAAGTTCACACATCTTGGATGGATTATGATTTCCAGTTCCTGAATCCACTGGATTCCATTCTTGATTGAATCCTTTCCTTTCTTTGCACCAGTGACATGAAGATGTAATGACTTCAGTTCATCAATGGACTTTGGTTCTGCACTGTCTGCTGTGATCCTTTCTTTTCTATATCCCATCAGGGAAACCTTTTGTGCAATAGCTTTGTTGGATAATCCTTTTTCATAGAATTCATCAAACACATATAACTTCATGTGTTCCAAATCCAATGAACCACAAAAGAATGCAGATGGATCATTTGTATATCCGAAGTCAAGACCAAATGCAGACTTCAGATTGTCATTGACCACATATCCTGTTTTATCTTCAAGGTCTTCATATTCTTTCTTGGAAATGAATGTGAATTCTTCTTCTTTCCAGTTCTCATATATCAGACCTTCAACGATTCCCCAACCACCAAGACCTGCAACTGCATATCTTCTTGGATTGTTTCTTTTCATTCTTTCAAACAAATCAAGGTCAGTCTTGTCCAACCATTCATTGCACATATAATTGGTTGTCAGTGCTAACACATCAGGATCATCTGAATCAAAGAACCTTTTCTTCAACCAGTGTCTTTCATTCCATGGATTGAATGTCAGGGTGATCTGCTTGAATAGTGGTGCAGGAACTTCACCCCTGATTGATTCATCCAACATGTCAAAGTCAGGTTCTTTCATGATCTCATATGATTCTTCAATCCACATCCAACACAGGAATCCTGTTTCAACTGTGATGGATGTGACCTTCAATGGATCATCCAATCCCCTGAAATATATCTTCTGACCTGTTGGTTTATATGTCAGTTCCAGTGGTGATTCTTTGCAATCCCAAAGATGGTCAACTTCCAGTCTGTGAATCGCCCACTTCAATTCTGTATAACAAGAATCTTTCAGTGTTCTGAATGTCTTCCTGACAACCAGTGTGTTTGCATCCTTGAACTGCATCATCTTGTATATGTACCAAAGTGCAGTGGTCTTTGACTTCTTGGATGCTCTTGAACCTTTTACAACCCTATATCTTCCAGTGTAGTTCCAAAAGGTTTTATATCCTTTTCCAACAACATCAGGAAGATAGATTCTTTTCTTCTTCATCATGCTTTGTGACCTTCCTGAATCTTGGACAGTTCCTTTGTTCACATCTGTGTGTATCAACAAGACCATGTGTCATGAATGCTTTGTGATACAGACAATATGCAACAGGATAAAATGAAAAGTTACCATCAATCAACAGAACTTCATTGTTCCATCTTGGTGGTAACCTTTTCAATCTTTGCTTTCTTCTTTTCCTTTGTGCTTTGACATTTCCTTTTCCTTTGTGTTTAGTCTTCAAGATTATCTTCACCACCAAACACAGGAATGCAGATGTTCAATGCAGTCTTATTGTCAAGAACACCTTGCATCTTTGCAAGGGTTTCAATTGCTTTGATCCTGTCCTTTGTTGCAGGTCTTTTGGTTTTCTTGACAGCTTCACTGACACCATCACCAAGACCTTCAACAACAATCACTTCTTCTTCTGCTTCTGATCGGATGATGGATGTCAGCATTTCTTGCATTTCCCTTGCTGTTGCAATCTTCTGTGATTCCAGTTCTTCTGTCAGTTTCTGAATGTATTCTTTGATGTTGGGTTTTGTAAGGTTCTCTGCACCAATGAATCTTGCAGTCTTTTCTGAATATCCTGCTTTGATTGCAGATTCAGTTGCATTCCCTGACTGAACATATTCCAAACAAAACTTTCTTTGTTTAGGTGTCACATTCTTCACCATCCTTTCCACTAAATTTTGGCATAAATAAACACAGGTCTTTGACCTGTGTTTATACTTTACCACTTTACACATTATACATCAGTTCACTTTACATGTCAATCCAAATTGAACAGATTCACTTTTTCTTTCAACCCTTCCTTTTATCCTGCACACTGCACTGATCTTGATTTTCATGTACTTGCAACACTGTGTCTGTGTAAGACCATAGAAATAATACAACTTGATGAATTCCTGTTGTCTTTCTGTGTAGTGATCCATTGGAACAGATTCAATCAGATAGTTATATTTCTGAATCATCCTTTTCAGCTTTCTTTTATCTTCAATGTGATTCAATATCTGCATTTCATAACCTGATGTTGAAACACTTGTCTGAACCCTTTCCTTGTCATACTGGATCGCAGGAACAACAGAAAAACAACTGATCTTCAAGTCAAGATATTCAATTTTCTTCTTTAACTGTCTGATAACATCTAACAACATTCAACTTCACCTTCAGATTCAAAAGTTCTTGGTGGTTCAAGCATGGTTCTTGGTGAAAAATTCACCTTGAACCGCTTCAACATCAGTATTTTCAAGGGTTTCAGACTTTCGGTTCTTGGTGGTCACTTTTAATTCTATATATTTCTTTATTTTATTTAGTTTTATATACATATAAATCTAACTTTTTATTTTTAAAATTATACAGAAATATAGGTTTCACCACCCCCACCAAGAACCGCACCCTTCAAACCCTTGATTTTTCAAGGTTTCTTGCGGTTCAAGGTGCTTGATTTCACCTTGAACCCACCAAGAACCCACCTTGAACCGCACACTGTTTTTCACCTGTTTTTCAGAAATTCCCTGATTGCAGTGATGATGTCATAAATCAGGAAACATGCACCAAGAACCATGACACCAAACACTGTCATCATAAACATCAGGATCACATTCACATTTTCACCTTCCATTCTTCTTTGGTTGGTGCATCGTTATTATGCAATCTGTCCATGTATGACCATGACAGAACCTGAATGATGCACAATCCTATGGTTGGAAGACCAAGAATGACCAATAGAATCAATATCACCAAGACCATTTTTCCAACCTTCCTTTCACTATTTCTGCATTGATCTTTGACTTTTGCAGTTTTTTCTGAAGTGTTTTGAAGTCTTTTTCCAAAGAATTCACTTCTTTTTTAAGTTCTTTCAGGGTTTCTTTGGCAGACTTCAGTTCATCCTTGGTGAAGGGAACACCATTTGTGTGTTTGCAGTGATCCACATTGTCCTTCAGTTCTGACATCTTGGTTCTTTCCAGTGAATATTCCTGTGCAATCTTTGGAAGCATTTCTTCACAAGTCTTCTGATAACCTTCAAGATAATCAAGGAACTGTTTCACTGCATCTTCCCTGTGTTCATAGTCCAGTTCAACAATGTTCAGCATCTGATTCAGCTTGTTTTGTGGTGCAGGAAAGAAGAATTCACAATTGATGGTCATGTGACCTTTCCCATCATTGTACACAACAGAAACTTCAGTCATCAGATGTCACCTTCCTTTCTGTGCAGACTGTGTTCAACATCAAATCCTTCAGGGTATCTTTTACGCAGTTTTTCAACATTGATGTTGAAGATGTCTTCCAGTGTATAACCAAGACAGTATGCAGAAACTGCAAGATACCATGCGACATCACCAAGTTCTGATGCAAGATGATGTGTGTCAAATTCATGACCCTGAAACATGGATTTCTTTATGACTTCAGCACATTCACCTGCTTCACCACAAAGTCCCAAAATACCATTCAGGATGTCAGGGTTTTCACCTGCTGTTCTTAATGCTTCTTTCTGATAATCATTACTGTTCATCATCTGTTCTTTTTCCTTCCAATTCCACAAATTTATTCAAATACCAAATAGCTTTCTTGATGTCTTCCAGTCCATTCTTATTTTCATGTCTGTAAAGATATTTGAATGCATTACATACACAGAAAGACTGAACTGCTTTGACACCCTGTGTTTCCACCATCACATCAATACATTCAAACTGTCCTGATTCATAGTGTGGTGGATGATTTACCATGTCATTGTTATTCATCAACAAATATCCTGCACTTCCTTCCATTCACCTTCTTGTCAATGATCTTGCAATCAAGCAACCTTGTGATTTCCTTTGAAAAGGTCTGCATTGCAACCTTGGTGAACCCATTTTCATGACAGAAGGTGTCATATCTTGCAAAGACTTCTTTGGTTTCATGATTCATAATTTCATGTTCTTCCACTTCATCAAGGAACAAAAGAAGTGGGTTATTGTCCCTTTCAAAGGATTCAATTTCCTTCTGAACTGCTGTTGATTCTGTGAATCCTTGGTTCTGAAGCACCCTTTGAAGACCTTTGACACCAACCTGAATCAGATATTCTGCAACCTGCTGTGTTTGCAAGTCCCACTTAATCCTTGAATTGTAGTCAGGATCATTCTTGGAAAACTTTGCATTGAATGGTATGATGACCAGTCTTCTTTTTATAGCTTCAAACCCCTTGTTTCTGACCCTTGGAATTTCATTTGCAGAAAACAGAAGTTTCACTGTTGGCTTGAAGAAGAACACATCCTGACCCTTGTTTTCACCTTTGATGTCATTTCCTGAAACAATCTTCTTGAATTGTGAAATTGCTTTTCCTTGCAGGAATTCATCAGATATGTCATCACCTATGTTTGCCAATTTTCCGAACATGGAACTGGTGCTGAATTTTTCAGACAGTTCATCAAGGTCAAGTGACACATAGTTGTCCCTTCCAAGAACCCATTCCACAAGATCAAGAAATGTGGATTTACCATTTGAACCTTGACCTGTCAGGATGAAGGACTTTGACAGTTCATTTTCCCTGAAGAAGCAATATCCAATGCATTCTTCCAAGATATTCCTGATGGATTCATCACCACATGCAATCTTGTTTAGGGTGTGATCCGTCAATTCATCATATGCTTCTGTGTTATAGTCCCATGGAATGATGTTTGTGATGACATAATCAGGTGATGATGGTTGAAGTTCCATTGTCCTGATATTCAGAACACCATTCCTGAATGCAATGTATTTTGCATCAGATGGTGCTTCATTCCTTGGTGTGGTCACTTCCAAATACTTCAGAACTTCTGACCTTGCAGTTGCTTTCAGTGTTGGAATGACTTCAATCATCTTGGATTCAATCATCTTGTAACCTGACACATATATTCCATTGTCATACACATGAAGTTGTCCATTTATCCTTTTGATGTGATATTGTGACTTCATGTAATTCCCAAAGACATTGTGCAGAAATGCTTTTCCTGCATAAAAGACAGGTTTTGCAAATGCTTCATCCCTTGTGATTGTGTCCATTTCATCATCTGACAATGCATCCTGAAAGATGAAGTGATTGATGTTGTTCAGGACTTTCTTGATCTGTTCCTGTTCCAACATAAGCTGTGACTGCAACACAAGGATGTATTTGAACAGTTCATCATTCCTTCCATCACCTTCTGCAAGGGACACAAGGTCAATCTTGGTGTTCACTGGAAGAAGTTCATCAGGGACTTCATCAATTGTTTCAGGTTCAAAGGATGGTGGAAATCTTTCAACACCATCCACTTTCAAAGGAATGTATGTTGAACCTGAATGAATATCAGCAACAAGACCAACTGCAAGTTTCTTGTCTTTTCCACTTTTTTCAATCCTTTTGTTGGTGTCTTTCCAATAGCTGTGAATATGACCATTTTCAGGATTTTCAAGGATCAGACAGTTCCAACCATTCTGTTCAGCCATATCCCAAAACTTTTGTGACAATTCATCTGAATCAAAACTGATGTCAATAAATCCTTTGTTCAGTATTGCACCAAATGACTTGCATTCCTGCACCTGTTCCCATTCAAGAAGGTCTTTGTCTTTGACTTTCATGGAAGGTCTTTTCTTATCACCTGTTGCATAACCTTTGAACACAAGATTATTTCCTTTCCATTTCAAGTTTTCACCACCTTCTTTCATACTGTCACACCAAAGTCCTTCAGTCTTGATCTTGCTGTGTTGATGTACCACTGTTTGTCCAGTTTTATAGGACATCCTGCACCATTGACTTCATCATTGAAGATGAAGCAGTGTTCAGGTGTTCCTTCAACCTTTGCAATCCTTCCATTTGTGTGTTCTTTCCAAAGACCACCATCATTCATGTCAGTGGATGCAAACACCCTGACACATTGTTCATTCAGTTTCTTCTTGTTCCCTGTGAACCTTTTGAATGTCTTCATTCTTCCTGTTTCAGGGTTTATCTGCTTGTACTGTTCCCAAAATCCACCATGAAGAAGACATCTGTATTTGCTTGAAATCTTCTTAATCATCTGAAATTCCTTCAGGTCATTGCAGTTGCTGATGGTCTGTTCAACAGGAATCCCTGAAATCATGCAGTCAACCAGTGCTTTGTTCACAATTGGAAGGTCATAATCCAGTGCAGAAAGTTCTTTCACATATGCACCTTTTCTTTCCAGTTTCCCATTTGCAAATTTGAACACATAATTGTTCACATCTTTCTGATGGATTTCTGATATTTCATCAAATTCCAGTTCCATGTTGTTCCTTTTTTCCCATTCCCAACAGATGTCATCCATCTGTTCAAATGCTTCATCAGTGTCAGGAAGGGAAACAATCAGACCATCTGTGTTTGACTGGATCAGTTCAAATCCATTTATCACTTCAAGGTGTTCAATCAGGTCAATCAACATTAACTGACCATTCATGCAGATAAGATTTGCATTTCTTGGATCATATGCTTTTGAAGTTTCTGCTTTACTGATTCCATATGTTCCATTAATGACAATCTTCAGTGGTGCTTGTTCTTTCTTCTTTCCTGCTTTCTTCAATGCAATCCTTTTGTCATATATCATCTTGAACTTTTCAGGATGTCTTGAATTCCTTGTCAGCAGGTTGTGGAAAATCATCAATCTTGGATAGAATGAAGCAACATCCACATGCCACAATTGCCTGTTGTCACCTTTGCAGTGATATTTTTCTTTTCCTGCATGGATTCCACCCCATGCAATTTTGTGTTCAAGTCCTGCAACCATCATCTTCAGTGACTGGTTATAAACATATTCAGGATGTGTTGCACCCTTGAACTTCATGAACCAATCAACAGCTTGTCTGTATTTCCTGATTTCAATGGATGGAAGCACAAACAGGTCAAATTCATCATGTCTTGTGACTTTCTCACATTCAAGAATCTTTGCACTGATCTGTGCTTTGGTCAGTCCAATGTCCCTGATGGACAATTCTTCAGGAAACATTTTGATTAATCCCATGATTGCATCAAAGTCTGATTTCCTTTGGATGAAGACTTCAACTGTCTGTTCCACATCATGTCTGCAATATTTGACCATTTCCTGAAGTTCTTCTTCAGTCAGTTTCCTGTCAATGTCAAATGGAATTGATGATTCCTTGACCATGTTTCCAAGTGATCCTTCAAAGAACTTCAGTCCCCTGTCAATCTTTGCCTGAAAGACATCATATGAAAGAAGTGGAATCTGTCGGAACAGGTTGGAAAATTTCCAACCTGCTTCACCTTTCAGAATTATGTGGTCATTGCACTGTTTCGGATTCAGTCCACACAGGATGGTCTTCAATATGTAGTCATCATAGTGATGATTATTGAATCCCACCCATATGTCAGACTGATGTTCCAAATATAAATCTTCAAGACTGTCAGGATCATTGATGATGACATGTTCCTTCTGATTGGTCATATCAAGCAGGACAACCAACCAGTCATACTTTGTAACTTCAAAGTCATAGAACAACATCAATAATCACCCTATCTTTCAAATACTTCCTTCACTGTGTAAACAGGGAAGTCTTTCTTCCCTTTCTTGTATTCGATGATGAAACCAAGACCATCTTCATCAACAGCTTCCATTATGTCCATAATCATGTCGTTGTACTGTCCATAGTTCTTGAATTCAACATCTGCATCTTCATACACTTCCAGTGAACGCAGGAATCTGTTCACATTGCCAATCTGAAAACCCTGTGTGATGACTGAATTCATGAACAGACACTGGTTTTCATAGTCCCCTGACAGGATTCTGAACTGTGCATGGAACATTGGATCACCCTTGGATGATTCACGCAGTTCCATTTTGTCAATCTTCACTTCATACTGACCAACAGGAACTTCAGGATATTCCCCATTTCCACCATTCTGTTCTGCTTCCTTGACATCATTTGCAAGACCTTCTGTGTCAATTGCCTTGTCCCACTTATCAAATACTGACATTCTGTTCACCTTTTACCTTTCTGTTTTATCAATGATCTTCTTCAGATATGTTGTAACTACTTTGTGCATTGCATCTGAATGTGCTTCCTGAAGGAAAATATCTTCAAGGTCTTCATTCTTGCTGATCTCATATTCAATCAGGTTCGCAATGTCACCACCTGTGACTGTTTGATTCTGCATCACATGTTTCAGGATGCTTTCTTCAATTCCTGCTTCCTTCAGGACTTTCATGAACTTATCCATCATTTCTTTCCTTTCTGACCCTTCTTGTTCTTTTCTTTGGTGCTTCTACTTCCTGACCAATCACTTCACCTGTGTTTGGTTCAATAGATTCCTGTGATGCTTTCATTTCTGCATCTTCTGCTTCAGCTTTCTTGACTTCTTCTGCAAGTTCTTCTTCAGGAAGGTCATTGAAGGATTCAGCAACAGATTCCTTCTTGGTTCTTGACCTTCTTGACACCCTGTCTGACCCCTTATTTTCAGTTTTAACAGGGTTTTCATCTTCATCTGATGAATTAGTCACCTTTTCACTTTTCTTTGTTCCTGTGCTGAATTTGGTCACTTCTGCACCATTTGCTTCATCATAGACCTTGCAAAGTTCATCCCAATCCAGTGGAATCTGTGTCTTGCTGATGTTCTTCAGTCTTCCACCACCAAAGATGACTTCATCTGACTTGAAATTCAGTGTTCTTGTTCCGTCATCTTCTGCAACAACCCTTGCAACAATGTCCACCATTCCTGCAACCTTGTTTGCAACCTTGTCAGCAATGTTTGGTTTAATTGCAGTGATCCTGTCACCTGACTTCTTGGTGATGTCTTTGGTGCTGTCTTCGTGTGAAATCAGGATGATATTTTCATAATCAAGATTTATCAGCTTCCTGATTGTTGACAGGAATTCTGTTCTGACCTTATCCCATGCCCTGAAGGAATCATCAGATTCATGTGTGATTCCAAGTTTGTCATACATGTACAATCTGCATGATTCATATGTATCTTCAAGAAGGTCAACCACTATGGTCTTGAATTCATTGTCACCTTTTTCCAGTTCTGCAATGGTCTTCTTGAAGTTGTCCCATGCAAGGACTTTGATTCTTCCTTCATAGGTGTCCTTGATTGGTATATACGGCATTGTGACAAACTGGATGTTTCCATCAGTGTTCAGGTTCAGTGGCATTGGTGCATTATCCACAAATGTTGTCTTTCCACTGAATGCAGAACCATAAATCCATAATTTTCTTTTAGTTGTCTGTCCAACCTGTCTTCTTTCTGCTTTTGGTAAAATCATTGTTTCTTCCCCTTTCAGGCAAAATTCTTTGTATTCACACCAGTCACACAGATATGACTGTTCTTTTGGATAATTTGTTGAATGGTGTATTTCCATGCAGGTTTCAAAGAACTGGATGACCTTTTCAGGATCATATTCAACTTCTTTGATTTCCACATCCACCTGTGACAATTCCTGATTGATTCTTTTCCTGAAGTCTTCCAAGGATTCTGTCTTTTTCTGCTTGATGCTGACCTTTGGAACAAAGACAAAGAACATCTTTCTGATTCTTTTTCCAAGAATCTGTTCACAGAAGTGTTTATAAACATGCAACTGCTTTGATTCCATGTAATGATCTTTGTTGTTGGAATACTTGAAGTCATAAAGGTCAAACTGTCCATGTGGAAGACCTGCATCATGCTTTGTGCATGGAACAATCAAGTCCATTGTTCCTTCATACCAGTCTGACTTCATATTCACTTCATGCAGTCCTTCAGGAAGCAGTTCTTTCACCCTTGGAATCCAATGTTCCAATTTGATTGCTTCATTGATGTGTGCATTTGTTATGATCGGATATGACATGAAGTATTCATGCAGTGCTGTGTCAAGGTCTGTTTCAATGCCCTTGTGAAGTGCAGTTCCAATCTTCAGTGCATTTGCAGGATCATCATTGTCAATCGTTTCAATGTGATCCATATATCTGAACTTGAACCTTGCAGGACACTGTTCAAAACACTGTGCTGTTGAAAAGTGCATCAAATCAGTTCGTATTTTTTCGCCCATTCCATCCACCTGTCTTTCAACATGTCATAGTTCAGTCTTGCATTGGTCATGTCAGCTTTCAGGCACAGGATGAAGTTTTGAAACAGGGTGTAATTGTTTGGATAAAGAAGGACTGACCAACCATGTGACCTGTCAATGTCCATCAGCTTTTTAATCTGAAGACTTGTTGGTTTTCCATTTGGTGCTTTGACTTCAATTGCAACAAACTGACCATTCACACATGCAAGGATGTCAGGAATCCCTTCTTTGGTGTAGTAACCACCACCCCAATACTTGATGAACCAACAACCTTCCTTTGACAGGAAGTCTTTGATTCTGTTTTCAAAGTTCTTTTCTGTTGCCATTTCCAACACCTAACCTTTTGTGTCAAACTTGACATATGCTTTCTTCTTTCCAGTGATTGTTGGATAATCTTCAAGAAGTTCTGCATACAGTTCAGGTTCTTCTTTCTGCATCTTGGTCAGGTCAATGGTTGGTTTTCCTTTGTTTTCAGCAACCCTTGTGATTCTGATGAATCTGTTGTCAATTGATTTGATTCCATATTCATCCATGACCTGTTCAAGTGCCTGTTTTGCTTTCTTTTCATCTTCCTGCAATCTTTTCTGTGCAATCTTGTTGTTTGCAAGACCTTCCATCATTGCAAGATATTTTTCTTCAAATGCCTGAAGTTCACCTTCTGTGAAGTTCCCTTCAAACAGGACAATATCAGTTGTCATCATTGTCATCTTCCTTTCCTAAATCTTGTGTAAAGATAAAAGGAAGCATCATCAGCAGACCAACCATGATTCTTGGAAGCATTTGCAGGATTGACCAACCCTGACCAATTTCATCCAAATAGTCACATGTTCCAACTGTTCCAAATGCAAGAATCAGACCTGCAACAAACATCAATCCTGTGACCTTTCTAATAATTGACAAATAGTTCATCTGTGAAATCCTTCCTTTCTTCAAGTGTTTGCAGGATTCTTTCTTCAATGCTTCCCTTGCAGATCATCAGATAATAGAAACATGTTCTTTCCTGACCAATCCTGTGAATCCTTTTCTTGGACTGTTCAAAATCATCTGATGACAGTGGAAGTGTGAAATATATGATCCTGTTACACTTCTGTAAATTCAAACCTTTTGCACCTGCTTGATATTGAACCAGTGTCACACTGTCAGGTTCTTCTTCATATGCAGTCAGGTCTTTTCTGTGACCATTCACTTCTGATGTTGGTCTTCCATTCATCTGACAAACTGTCTTCAGCCTGTTCAGTTCTTCATTGAATGAATAGAACACAACCAGTCTTTCCTGTGTGGACTGAAGCAGGTCTTGGAATGCATTCAGTTTTGCTTCTGAATACTGACCACACAACTGTCTTGCATAAAGCATTTTTACAAGCTGTGTATCACCAACCAGTTCCAGTTTTTCATCTGTCCAACCTTTGTCTTGGAAGACAACCACACTGTTCTTCATGAATTTGGTGTATTCCTTTGACTTGTCAACTTTGACTTTGACCATATTTTGACTTGGAAGGTCAAAGACTTCTTCAGTCTTCATGAAGATTGCACCATGTTCACGCAACTTCTGTTTCAGTCTGTCCACATTCTTGTATGGATCATCTTTGTTCACAATTTTGTGTCTGATTCCTGAACCATCATCTTCTGTCAGTTTCCAATTGACATATTGCATGTGATACAGTTCTTCAGAAATCTTCCATCCAAGAAGGTGACACTGTGACCAAAGGTTTTCATATTTCCCACCAACAGGTGTTCCTGACAGCAGGATTATGTTCTTTGGTTTCAGCTTCAGAATGAATTTGGTCTGTTTTGCTTTTGGATTCTGAATCAAACTGGATTCATCCAACATCAGTGTGAAGTTTTCAAGATTCATCAGGTCTTTTCTTCGCCATGCAAGTTCATAGTTGATGACACCAATTATGGTGTGCCATTCAGACATTGCCTGACCCATGAACACAGACAGTTCACTTGGAACAGTCAGGTTGAACACTTCAGGTTCATAATGATCTTTGAAGTGATCCACCCAATCTTGAACCTTGGACTTCTGACAAATCAGAAGATTGACCTTTGAATCAAGTTGAATCATCTTTTCTGCACCAACAAAGGTCTTTCCAAGTCCCATGTCCAAGTAATATGCAACATGGTTCAAACCTTCAGTCTGCTTCAGTGCTTCCTTTTGGTGCTGATATAGTTCCATATAATCACCACCTTCAAATCTTGATTCCTGTGTGTTCACTGAACTTGACTGGTGAAATCCAGTATGTCCATCTTGATGATGTCTTCACTGCATATCCCCAAGGGAAGATGCCTTTCTGAAGACCAACCCTGATGAACTGTTCAGATGCACCCATCAGTTCAGCACACTTCTTCACTGACAACCTGTTCATGGTGTGTCTGCTTCATCAGTCAGACCAAGGAATTCTTTGATCCTGTTCAACTGGACTTCATTGTTCCTTTTGCCCTTGATAAGGTCAGACACATAACTGATGGTGATTCCTATTGCATCAGCAAGGTCACCCATGGTCATGTTTCTGTCAATCAGTGCTTTCTTGACAGCCTTTTCAAATTCTGACATGTTGATTTCCCCTTTCTATTAGATTTAAGTGAACAGATTCAGCGAAAATTCTTGACAGGAATTGAACAGAATACTAAAATAGTATGTACCACCAACAATTTCAGAATTCGTTCAAGCCTGTTTTATTATTTTGCTGAACGCTTTCACTTCACACGGTTCATTATAAGTGAAGGTGTTCACTTTGTCAATAAAATTCGCTGAATTTTTTCACGCATTTTTGAAGGGAAGTGAAATCATGACTTTAATGGATAGAATTGAAGAACTGTGTGCTGAAAAAGGCATAAAAAGAAGACAGATGGAAAGGGAAGCAGGACTTGGTGCAGGTGCAACAACCAAATGGAAGCAAGGCATGATTCCAAGTCAACAGTCCCTGAAGAAAGTTGCAGACTTCTTTGGTGTGTCTGTTGCATATCTGCAAGGTGAATCAGATTACAGAACTGAACAGGATGCAATCATCCAAGGATGGAATCAGACCATTGATGTTGAACTTGCATCTGAAGAATCAAGAAGATATGAAAAGGGATATATGATCCCTGTTGTTGGAAATGTAGTTGCAGGAATTCCAATTGAAGCTGTTGAAGATGTCCTTGATTGGGAAGAAATCAGTGTGAAACTTGCAAGGACTGGAACATTCTTTGGTCTGAAGATAAAAGGTGATTCCATGTCACCAAGGATTCAGGAAGGTGATGTTGTCATTGTTAGATCACAACCTGATGCAGATTCAGGTCAGATTGTCATTGCAAAGGTCAATGGTGATGATGCATGTTGCAAGAAGCTGATGAAAACAGAATCAGGAATCACACTTCTTTCATTGAATCCTACATATGATCCAATGTATTTCACCAATGATGAAATCCAGTCAAGACCTGTGACCATTGTTGGTGTGGTTGTGGAAAATCGTGCAAAGTTCTGACCAAGAACTGCAAGAACCCACCAAGAACCGCTTGAATCCTTTTGTTTTCAAGGGTTTCAAGGAATCGGTTCAAGCAGTTCAAGGTGAAATCCCTATTTTTAATAAATTTGAAAAACTAAAATTGATATTTCAATTTTCTTTTTAAAACTTCAACTTTCTAAAAAAATAAAGAAATATATAGAAGTAATATGGTGACCTTGAACCGCAAAGGTCAAAACCCTTGAAATATCAGTGTTTGTGAAGGTTCTTGGTGAATATCTGACCTTGAACCAAGATTGAACCAACCTTGAACTAATAAAAAAAAGACCACACATGATTGCAGTTCATGCATGGTCTTCAGAATCCTTGGATGTGTGCAAGAATTCCCCAACAAATTGATTTTAACACATCCCTTGGTTTCTGTACACAAAATCAGGAAGGATGTGATTTTTTATGAAGTTACCAAATGGTTTTGGAAGTGTTTACAAGCTGTCAGGGAAAAGAAGAAATCCCTATGTTGCAAGGAAGACTGTTGGATGGACATTCAATGAAGAAAAACAAAGGTCATACCCAGTTTATAAATTCATTGGTTATTATCCAACCAGTGCATCAGCACTTCAGGCACTTGCAGATTATAACAAAGACCCATTCAGTTTTGATTCTGAACAGATGACCCTTGAAGAATTATATGAAAGATGGTCTGAAATTCACTTTGAAAAGGTCAGTCATTCCAACATCAATGGAATAAAAGCATCTTGGAAACTGTGTGATCCTATCAGGAAGATGAAACTGTTTGATTTGAAACTGGATCACTTTCAGAAGATTGTTGATGAATCAGGGAAGAATTCACCAACCCTGAAGAAGCTGAAAATCACCCTTGGATTGATGTATGACTATGGTGTGATGCATGAAATCATTCCCAAAGATAAAAGGGACATGATACGATATATTGACATTAAAAGTGCAGGAAATCCGAATGCATACAACAGGACACCATTCACCAAGAAGCAGGTCAAGACACTTTGGAAACATAAGGATTCAAATGAATACATCACAGTGATCCTGTTGATGATTTACACAGGTGTCAGAATTGGTGAACTGCTTGACCTTGAAAAGAAGGACATCCACCTTGATGAAAGATGGTTCTTTGTGAAGGAATCCAAGACTGAATCAGGAATCAGGGAAGTTCCCATTGCAGAAAAGGTTGTTCCATTCTTTGAATACTGGATGAAGAAGGACTGTGACCACTTGATCTGTTCCCCAAAGGAAAAACCATTTGAATATGACAACTATTTCAAGAAGTATTGGAAACCCATCATGGAAGAATTTCAGATGGAACACAGACCACATGACACAAGACACACCTGCATCAGTATGTTGACAGAAGCAGGTGTTGATGACAGGATCATCAAAAGGATTGTTGGTCACAAGGGACAAGGTGTCACTGATACAGTGTACACACATTTGGAACTACCAATCAAACTGGAAGCAATCAATAAGATATGAAAAAGAAGGTCATGAATTGACCTTCTTCTGCTTTTCCAGTAATTTGTCCAGTTTGGTCTTCCACTTGTTCCATCTGTCAGACCCTTCTTCATCTGCAAGGACTTCCAGTGCATCTGTGCATTCCTGAATCTGAACTGATAATCTGTACAGTGTTTTGGACTTCTTCTTTTCCTGTTTCAGGTGTTCCTGATATTCTTCAAGGGACATTCCAACAGGCATTGCAAACAGTTCTTCCAAAGTCATGATGTCACCACCCTTCAGTCAAGAATCAAGACTTCCTTGGTCTTGGTTTCTATGTGTTCAATATTGTAATAATGATGTTCTTCCAACAGTTTGATTGCCTTGGTCACCCTGTCAAGGATCACCACATGTCTTCCATTTCTGAAGATTGGACAAAGGACTTCCTTCTTGATTCTTCTTTCCTTGCTATTTGCACAGGTTTCTGTGACCTGAAACACTTCCACATAATACTTCATGATGTGACCTTCCTTTCTATTAATACCAACTGAATCTTTCTGCTGACTGGTATTCATACACCTTTGTGCATTCCCATGTGTGGTCAGGATATTCTTTGTTCACCCTTTTCAGTGCATTTTCTTCACACACTGCACGATATACAATTTTCTGACCTTCTTCATTGGTCATTTCATAACCACTGAAGTGTTCACCCCTGACACCTGAATTCTTGACCCTTCCTGCACGAATGATGACCTTGATTGTTGCAGGATAGAACTTGTGCATTCTTTCACTGATTTCTGCTTTGTCATCATATGATCCATACAGTGTTTCACAATCAGCATAATGTGACTTGTACTGCTTATAAGGCATTTCCCAAATGAAGTCATCTTCCTGAAGGGTTTCAAGCTGTTCTTTCTGCTTCAGTTCCACAATTTCTTCATAGGTCAGGGACTTTTCAAGAATAGTGAATTTCACACGATTCAGGACAGTCTGTTCAACATCATTGTAGATGGAATGATCCTTGACTGTTCCAGTGATTGACAGCTTGTCACCCTTCTTGACTGCATAGAATTCAACAGGGTTTCCATCTTCATCATAGGATTCAGTGTGCATGAAAGAAGTTGTCTTCCAAACCAGTGTGTTGTCATCTGCATCCTTCATGATATAGATGTATGTGGTTGTGCCATAGTATGAAAATTTATAGTCTTTGAATTCCACAATCTTGTACATTGTGACTTCAACAGTGATCTTCTTTCCTTTAGTTCCTAAAAACATTTCAGACCTTCCTTTCAGAAAAAGTGAAATAATAGTTTCATCATGATTATTATAATTGAATCAATTCACTTTGTCAAATATTTTCGCTGAATATTTTCACTTTTGTTTGCTGTGCAGGTCTTTCCATTAGTAACAGGATAGAAACAATCAGGGTTCAGATGGTTGATTTTTCAGGGTTTCAAATTATCCAAGAGATAGTTTCAAGAACTGTCACAAAACAAAAGAACCCTTGGAAATGCAGTATTTCCAAGGGTTTTCTTCTGTCATCATCTGCTGAAAGTGTTCAGCAAACATATGAAATTTTGTGCGTTAGTAACAGGTTAGTAACAGGTTAGTAACAAACCATCAGACCTTCTTCAGATATTTTGAAGAACAGAATCCAGTGTATTTGGTATTGTTGACAGTGATCTGTACATAATACCATTTCACTTTATCCACTGTTGTGTAATATCCATAGTTCTTCACCTTTGCACCCTTCTTCAGTGTGGTCAGAATCTTGTATGAAGTTCCTGCACCATCACGAAGATTCAGTGCATCTGTTGTTCTGTATGTTCCTGCAATCTTTTCATTGAAGGATTTTGCATCCTTGGATGCAGTCACAATTTTGGTCTTCTTTGGTTCTTCTTTCTTTGATTCTTCCTTCTTTTCTGACTTTGGTGCAACAGTTCCAGTGTACTTTGGAAGACCAAATCCCCTGATATATCTTCCATTGACTTCCATCTTCCTGATTCCACATACACCTACACCCATGTTTCCTTCCCAAACATAGAATGTCTTTCCTGACACCTTGTAAACAATTCCAACATGGTCAGGTGATCCAGTGTTGTTGGTGGTCTTGTAATTTTTTCCATCCTGCCAATCATAGAACACTACATCACCTATCTTTGGAACATAGTTGTCTGCTTCCTTCCATCTTCCAAGTGCTTTGAATTTGTTTATCATGTCAGGACAACCAACTGCAACAGGAATGATTGAAGTGTAACCAAGTTCAATTGCAACAGCAGAAACTGCACATGCACACCATGGATCATAATATGTCATTCTGTATGCACCTGAAGGTCTTCCTTCATTGTAAATGTCAATGATCTTCTTGTGTGATCCATCAGATTCTTTCAGACCAATCCACTTTTCACACTGGTCAATCACTGACTGTCTGTAATATTTCATGTCTGAATCCACCTTCTTTTCTTTCAGTTCACCAAAGAACCAATCCATGTCAACATTCCCACTGATTCCATTGACCTTCCCACTGCTTGAATACTGTTGGAAGTCACACTTGTATGCAGGACTTCCTGAAGTATAATGTGCAAGCCAAAAGACATATTTATGAAGCAGGTCTTGGTCATACATGTTCTTGTAATAATCTATGTTTGAATAGATTCCTGCCCTATAACCAAGTGATGTGACCTTTTCACAGAATGCTTTGGTGAGAGTGATACACTGCTTCTTTCCAAGTGTCACACCCTTTTCTTTTGCTTTCTTTACAGTGTCATATTCAAAGTCATAGAAAACAATCACATCTTTTCCAAGACCTGCTTTCTTCAGGTTGTTGACTGCACAAATTGCTTCCTGTTCTGCATCAGCTTTGTTCAGTGCATAACTGAAGTGATATATGCCTAAAACAGGAATATTTGACTTTTGACAGCCTTTTACATATTCAATGAACATTGAATCAATTGTCTGTCTAAAACCTTCACGAAGGATGCAGAATTGGATTCCTGCACCCTTTACCTTGTTGAAATCAACCTTCCCTTGCCATGTGGAAATGTCAATTCCTTTCAGTTTTGCCATTATCATTCACCTTTCTTCTTTGGGACTTCATAAGTCATTGCAAGTTCAGAATCCCTGACACCTTCTGTTGTCGGATCAGTAACAATTCCAAGAATCACAAGAACAGCAAACACTGCATTGACCACTGCAAGAAGGTTGTTTCCAAGTTCACCAAGGTCAATGTTGTAACCAAAGACATGTGCAACTGCCTGAACCACAAGAAGGATTGCAGGAATTATTGCAAGCCAAAACTGTTTGTTCTTGATTCTTACCTTCCAATTTATCATGTCATTCACCTTTTCCTTTCGTGTTGAACCATTCAGGTTCTGCAATATCCGATTCAGTCAACCACTTGTTGAAGATGCTTGTCATGTACCAGTTTCCATGAAGGTCTTTGAAATAGTGTTCACCAACAGTCAGGATTTCCTGAACTTCTGTTGGTTTCAACAGGATCATCAGAAGAAGCTGTGTTCTTAATGTGTCCCTTTCCAAGACATTCAGTCTTCCTTTGACATTCTTCTTGTTGTCCCATCTTTGAATCAGGAACTGCACAAGTGAAAAGAATCCAGTTGAACCGAAAATTGCTAAAATAATCTGTTGTGTTGTTGTCATTTGAACCATTCCTTTCCTGAAATTGAAAAGCACCCATTGAAGGGTGCTTTTCTTTTATTCTTCTGCTAATTCAGGAAGGTCAAGGTCAATCAGAACCTGCTTCACCTGTTCCCTTATTCTTTCAGGAACATCATGAATTGTTTTCTTCCCTTTGATGATAAGTGTTGCATAAACTACTGCCATTTGAATCACATCCTTTCCGAATAGAATTTTTAATATGATATACTGAAACATCAGTCATCACCTTCCTTGTGTCTTCACCAAATAGGTGATAATGTGGAAAATTGCCTTTGCCATTGCATAAATCAATCTGTCCTGCCAAAGGTCACATCTGTCTGCTGTTCTGCACATGATATTTTCCATGTTGTCAGCATCTTTGACAGTTCATCATACAATGCCATTATTCATCCCCTTCAAGAATTCTTCTGACTTCTTCACGCAGTCTTTCAGGGACATCATCAATTGTCTTCACACCTTTTCTGATAAGGTCTGCATATACTCTTGCCATGATTCCACCCCTTTCTAACCAATCATTTCATACACATCACACAGTGCAATCTGTGTGTTTGTCAGTTCCTGTTCCAAGGATTCATTCTTGTCTGACATCATTCTGATATATTCATCCTTGTCATATTCAATCAGATTGAACTGGAATTCAACATGTGTGTCTTCTTCCATAGTGACAGTGATTTCTTCAATGTCAGATGCAACAAACACCTTGGATGCAGTGATTTCCACTGCAAGTGGTTCAACAGTGCTTCTTACCTGTCCATGATTCTTCATGCTACCATTCCACCTTTCTTGATATTTACTTCATAATATAGATCAGCATATGGAAGCAAAGGATGAATATATTTCTTCTGAAGTCTGAAACTATTACAGTGAATCAACCATCCATTATATGAATTGATTGAACACCATTCTGAATAATTCATCATCTTTCCTTCACTAACTTTGTTTTGCAGTCTGACCATCTTTGTTTTCATCTTCTTGCATGTTGTCTTTCTTAATAGTGTGTAGTCCAAGAAGATTCTATATCCAAGGAAATCAACACCCCTTTCATATGTGGGAAAGACCTGCCAATTTTCTTTGATGGTCAGATGCAGTTCTTCCCTGAAGTATTCATCAATGTCATCCTTCAAAGTGTGAAGGTCTTCTTTGGATTCACCAAATATCACAATGTCATCCATGTATCTGTGATAATGTTTGACATGCTTTTCTTCTTTGATCCAGTGGTCAAATGATGACAGATAGAAGTTCCCACTGTATTGTGAAAGATAATTCCCAATAGGAACACCAGTGTCACCTTCAGTTGAATCAATGATTTCATATAGTAACCAAAGAAGGTCTTTGTCCTTGAACAGACTTGCATATTTAGCTTTCAGAATGTTGTGGTCAATACTTGGATAATATTTCTTTGCATCCAACTTCAAGCAATACTGACAACCAATCACATCAGTCTGAATGTCATGTCTGACCCTGTTCAGACCAAAGTGGATTCCCCTGTTTGGAATTGCAGAATAAGTGTCAATTGTCAGGGTATTAATCAGGATCGGTTCAATCACCTGCAAAATTGCCCACTGACATATTCTGTCAGGGAAATATGGAAGTTTGGAAATTTCCCTTGATTTCCCACTGTCATTCTTGATGAACACTTCATATTCAGAAGTGTGGAATGTTTTATATTTCAGCATGTTCTGAAGCAATCCCAAATAGAAATCAGGATTTTCATTCACCATCAGAACTTCTTGATACCAACCTTTTCCTTTCCTTGCATTTTGGTGTGCTAACTTCAGATTTTCCATGGAATAGATTTGTTCATATAGATTTCCAAACCTTTTCATGACTTCTTCTTTCTGTATGCATTAAAGTCAAGTTTTCGCATCACAGAACACTGTGATCTACTAACACAACTTTGTTCATGCCTGATGTGACCGAATGGATCACATCAGGACTTCTTTATTTTGCGACAGTGGCAAGGTCAAACAATCAACTGTGTATATTAAAACAGGGTGCAGAAATCACACCCTGTTTTAATCATGGAAATTAATGCATTTAGTAAGTGACCGCTGATATTCCGATTACGATTACTGACACTATTATTCAAATTCCAATAGAAACTGCTTGCATTAGCACCATTATTCCAATTACTGCCTAATTGAGCAAAATTAGATTCTATTGATTTTATGAATCAGTCTTCTTGAATAATCAGCCTATTGTTTGACCTTTATATTCAAGCACAGTGTGCTGAATACCAATTATTAAATATTAGCTGTTGGGACATACAGCAAGCGACCGCCGATATCCCGACCACGACCACCGACACCAGCACTCAAACGCCAAGAGAAACCGCCCGCATAAGCACCATCAACCCAATAACCGCCCAATAGAGCAATTCTGTATGCATTCAGGTCAGGTGTTACATAATGATAGTCACCAACAGGAAGTGAAGAATTTCCACCAACTTCAGAAGCCATGAACAACCAGTCACACTTGGTGGAATATCCCATTGCATTGACATATCCATTTTCATTTGTAACTGTGAATCCTGCACCTTCATAGTTATCAGAATTCTTGGATTCAGCATAATTGAAGTCTTTGCAGATGTAAGGTTGTCCACCACCCATCTGACCATTTCCCCAAATGTTGACACCATAAACAAACTTGTAAAGGTTTCCCCAATGATTTTCAACACCCCTATAACAGATAGATGTCTTTCCATCAATGGTATAAACAACCTTTGAACCACCTTCATATGTGTCTGTTGAAGATGCCCTTCCAGTTCCATTTCCAAGTGATGCAGTTGATCCTGTTGCACCTGCATATGAACTTGTTGTGTCACTTCCAGTTGTCCATGGAAGATTGACAATACCCTGTCCAACAGCAGACTGGAAGTTCAGTGTTCCAAGTTCAATCATCATCAGAAGCTGTTCAGCAGACATTGCTTTGATATTCAGTGAATGGAAACCAGTTCCCCTGTTTTTACACATGGTTTCAACATTTGGTCTTGTCAGATTCTGCTGTGATCCTGAAGCAGGTCTGACACCTGCAATGGAACAGAACAGGTCTTCAGATGCATTCATGACCTGTGAATCATCAGTGATGTATGCACCTGCACTGGTGTCATAAAGTGAACCTTCATATGCACCAATCAGGATATAATCAACTTCATTTCCTGATGCATCATAGAATGCAGGATGCAGTTTGAAACCAGTCCTTTTCTTGGTTGTGATGTAATAGTTTGCCTTTCTTAAATGATAACCAATTCCTGTATCAATTGGATCATATTCAAGTGGTGTCACAAGATAATAGAACTTTGGTTGATAGACCATAACCTGACCATTTGAACCATCTTCTGCATAATCAGCATCACCATAGTATGCAGATATAGTTCCATTATCAAGGACATTGCACTTCTTTCTTCCACCATACATCCCAAATGCATCAAAGTCTGCACCTGCTGACAGACCAACAGCACCTGCAAGTCTTGTGAAGGTCTTGTTCTTGTAGTCCACACAAAGACCAAGAACATCTTCTGTTTCAATCATTCCAAGATATGCACGAATGTCAGTGACACCTGCAAGAATTTCCTGTGCATTGAAGTTTTCATCCCTTAATGCATCAAGATTTGCATTTGCATTTGCATTTTCAGTTGATAACTGTGTGTAAATGCTGTTAGCAGTTCCAATGACTGTTTCAAGGTTAGTCTGTGCAGTTCCTGCCTGTGTGATGACACCTGAAAGTGCAGTCTTGATTGCATCAGCACTGTCAATGACTGACTGAAGCTGTGTCTTGGAAGTGCTTGCATTACTGATTGCAGTTTCAAGATTAGTCTTGGAAGTTCCTGCTGTGCTGACAGCAGATTCAAGTTGTGTCTTTGCTGTTCCTGCATTACTGATGACAGTTTCAAGTGCTGTCTTGATTGAACCTGCACTGGACACAACTGATTCAAGCTGTGTCTTGATGGATGTTGCAGAATTGATTGCAGTGTTTGCATTTCCAGTTGCAGTTTCCAGTTCACCTTTCTTGGTGTTTGCTGTGCTGATGACACCATTCAGATTTGTCTGTGCAGTTCCTGCATTGGTGATTGCAGTGTTCAGGTCACCAAGTGCAGTTCCTGCATTGGTGATGACATTATCAAGTTGACTGATAAGTGTGGAAGCATCAGAAACCTTTCCATCAAATGCATCAACCTGTGCATCAATTTCATCCTTTGCCTGAAGGATCGCATTCTTGATTGCCTGATATGATTCATTATCATCATTCACTGCTGTCAGTGCATTAACAATGGAAGACCTGACTTCTTCACCATATACTGCATTCAGTATTTCATTGATATAAGGCTGAATATTTGCCATTATTCTTCACCTTCTTCCCTTTCTTCCTGTTCTTCATCCTGATTCATCAGGTTGATGTCTGACATCAGTTCCTGATTCTTCTGTTCCCTGATGTCTGAAAGAATACCAATCAGAATTCCTTCATAAAGATATGCAGGAAGTTTTGTCTGATTCAAAACATTCTGCACAGCTTCAACAGTCATTCTTTTGGCATTTTCCAACATCAGTGAAAGTGGAACACCTTTCTGATTTGCCATTAGTTTTCACCAATCCTTTCTTTTAATTCCTTGATTTCCTGCAACAGCTTCTGAATCATATGTGTATTCAGTGCAGTCAGATTCTGATAATTCATCATCAGTTTCTGATCTTTAGGAACATACTTCAGTTCTTCTGATGGATATTCACCATCATCCACAACAACCAAGTCTTCAGTCTTCCAATCAATCCCTGATTCAGTGAATGCTTCAATGACATCCTGTGCATAGAATCCCCAATTGACTTCAGCAGGATGTTCAGGGAAATTATAAAGACCTTCATGATATTTGAATGCAACTGGTTTCAGCTTCATGAAGAAAGATTCATATGGTGTCATGTCAGAAACATGTTCCTTCAACCTTCTGTCAGATGATGTGGTTGAAAAATGTGTTGTGGATGAACCATTCTTCCAAACATTACTTGTTGCATAGATGGATGTGTGCTTTGATGAATTACCAATGCAACACATATTCTTATGATTTGAACCATCATTGAATCTTGCAACCCAACCATGGTCATCATCATAAAGACCTTTTCCTTCAGACACATGAAGACTTCCTGTGTCAAGATATATTCCCTTGTCACACATCAACCAACCTGTGAACTGAAGGTCACCACCACCCATATAAATAAAACTGCATGATCCATTGGATGTCTGTGAAAAAGTAATGGTGTGACCATAGAACTGAAGATAGTTGTACACATTTGTGTCAAACTGTTCCCTTAAACAGATGAATCTTTGGTCAACCCTTGAACCATTATGGACATAATACAGTTCATCACCAATGGTGCAATATGAATCTGAATCAGAACCATTTGCCCTGAATGATGTTGCAGTGACCTTTCCAGTGAAGTTTCCATTGTTCACTGTGATGTTTCCTGCACTGTCAATTTTGACATTTCCATTTGCAGTGATGATTCCTTCCAGTGCAATCCTTGATGCCTGAATTTTGATTGTTTCAGCAGTCTGATTGATTCT